GTCCGCGCGGAGAACGCACGGGTAATGAACAAGAAGTACAAGCCGCAGGACGAACGGCAGATGCTGAACTGGTACAACAAGATGATCGCCGCCGATTCGCCGCGCTATATGGCTCTCGGCAACTCGATCGCGATTCCGCAATGGTATTGGATTTTCAGAAAGATGGAAAAATATCTGCCTGAACACGCAACGATGGCGAGCCTGTTTGACGGGATCGGCGGGTTCCCGTTGGCATGGGAGACGATTCACGGTGAAGGCACGGCCGTATGGGCGAGTGAGATAGAGCCGTTCCCGATTGCGGTAACGAAAGAGAGGCTTGGAGAATGAGCGCAGGAATCCGGCGGCATAACGACCGATTTATAACATGGAAGGAGTTTAGAAGATGACGAACGACGAAATGAATCGATACTGGTGTTTAGAAGATATGTGTAATTTAGAAGATTGTGAAGAATGGTTAATGTGCAAGAACGCATACGACAGAGGAAAAGCGGCCGGATATGCCGACAGGCGAATGGAAGAACTTGAACACGATAAAAAATACCGTTGGCACGATTTGCGGAAGAACCAGGATGATTTGACGAAATAGAACGGAAGATTCCAGCCTGAAGATGACGGGCTGATAGACAAGGACGATCCGTGGAAAATGAGATAATGGAGAGGGTCGAGTCTGAAGCAAGACAGTTCCTGCACGAATGGATAAGGGAGAGAAGAGAGGAGAGTGAGAGAATGACATATATCGGTATTGACCCCGGAGCGGACGGGGCGGTGGCGGTCATCCCGTCCAAAGGAGACCCGTATGCCGTTCCGTTCAGCCGTGAGGCGGTGCGAGACACATTATATGATGCGCGGCACCAGGACGGATGCTTCTGTATGATCGAAAAAGTGGGCGCAATGCCGCACCAGGGAGTCAAGTCCATGTTTTCCTTCGGCGAGAATTACGGCTATTTACAGGGCGTTCTGGAAGCGTTCCGCATCCCGTACCAGAAGGTGCCGCCGCGGAAATGGAAGGCGGAGTTTTCGCTGACAGACGACAAGGGAAAGTCGATCAGTTGCGCGAGGGCTCTGTTCCCCGGAGTCGGATTACGGAAGACAGACCGCTGCCGCACGGACTCTGACGGTATGGCTGAAGCGTTACTGATTGCGGAGTACGCGAGACGGAAGGACGGAAGGGGGTGCTTCTGATGAAGGGAGAGAAGGCGAGAGAGTATCTGGAGCGGTATCGGTTTATCGTAGGGCGGCTCAATAGGATGAGGATCGACATGCAGTGGTTGAGCGACACCATAGGATGCATACATGCTATCAAGTACGATGCGGTTTCCGTGCAATCGACACCGGAGAACCGGATGGAGAACAACATCATCCGCGCACTTGACAGGGCGAACGAGGCCGCGCGTGACATTGACGAGCTACAGAGATCGAAACGGGAGATAGAGAGCCGGATAGACGGGATGCCGCTACGGGAGAGCCGCATTCTTTCGCTTGTCTACATCGAAGGGTTTAATCTGAAACAGGCGGCTTTACGGATGCCGTACCGGGGCGGACACTTGTCATACGACCGAACACGGCATGTCATCAGCGAGGCTTTGGAGCATTTTGAAGAGAAGTATCTGGGATAAAAAAAGAGGAGAGGCCGCAAGACCTCTCCTTTGCTTTGTGTGGTCTTTTTTATTCGGCGCGTCCGATCACTTTGATGATGCAACCCATATTGGCGGCGCGGTAGACCGTGAAATGTTTCGCGTACATGTCGAACACAAGCTCATGGTCATCGTATATCTTCAGCCAGGAGTCATAGCTCGCCACCTCTTTGTAATGGCTTCCGATTTCCGCGTACTCATCGACCAGGTATGCGCCGTAGCATCCGTCAGAATAGAAGCGGAGCATCTCCGGGACGACTCCCTCGTCATGTTTGAAACCGACCATTACAAGCGATGCGATGTCGGAATATCCAAGCTCCACCCGTCCGTATTCGTGATAATCTTTCATAGCCATTCTCCTTTCATTCTGCAACAATGTCATCAAGCGCGGCGGCGATGTCCTGGATGTTCCCTAAAACATCATTAAGCGCGTCAATCTTCTCGTCAAGAGCATCATATCGTTCCTGTTCACGATCCGTCATATCGCGGTCACGGTCAAGAGCCTTCTCCTCGATTTCATCACGCTTCTCCTCAAGCTCGGAGATAATCATCTTAAGCTCATCGTACATGTCACAAAGCCGTGCGCTCATCTTCTCAATCCTTTTGTTCATAGTCATTCTCCTTTCGATCTGTCATTAGTAAGCAACTCGTCAATCATCCGCAAGAGGTATTCCGGCGGCTCTCGGTGGTTCTTGCCAGGTGCTGACCAGGACTCCACCGTGCGGAGCGGAATGCCGAAACGGGCGGAAATGTCCGCAAGCGTCATATCATTGGATGCGGCAATGTCGCGGATCGTCAAGCCGTTCATGATAGCCTCGCTTTCAGCGACCCCTTGTATTTCAGCGTGGAGTCCGCGTCCGGCTCACCGAAATAGAAACCGACAACCTCAACGGAAACGGGATCGCCAGACCAATCAAAGGTTGTCTCCGTGATAAAGGTCATGTCGGACGATGCACAGTAGCTTGTGTTGATTTCGGACGGCTTCGAGCCGTTCCCGTCATAGGTATTCCAAAATCTCATATATGCCCCTTTCGTTACGGCGGTAGGTCGCCACCCAGATAAAGAGTGCCGGACGGAATCGAACCGACCGTGAAGCACCAGCGCACCCGGCAGTGTCATAAAGCGATAAGAGTAAAGCACCCGTGAGTCAGAAGAGAGAGCCATTCAGCGTCCGCGTTCTCACGGCACATCTTATCGTAGTCATCGGCCTTTAAAGGCTTATCTGACTCGATGTAGTCAACAGGGCTAGTCGACCCGTTAAGCTCGTCAAAATAATCAACCTCATATTTGTACATGTCATATCCTTTCTGCCGCGTGAGGTGCGGCGTCCCCTTCCGTTTGTAAGACCATTGTACCACACAATGTGTCAGTTGTCAATAAGGAAATAAAAAGAAATTGAAAAATATTTACATAGTAACAGTTTTGTAGCGCACCATAGCACAAAAAGTGTGATATGGTATGATATTAGAGATATTGGATATTTGGACACGGACGGCAGATCGTCTGTGTTTTTTGTTTTCGGAAAGGACACAAGATGCTTGAAATCAAGATCGCGAAAGTGAGACGGCTCCAGGAAAAGATCGAAGAGCAGAACCGTGCGCTCGTTACGATGATGAAAGAGAGAAAGGAAGAGCGCGAAGCGGCGCATAAGGGAGCGGGTCAGCTCGAGTCAATCGCGCAAGGCTATCTCCTCTCCTGTGCGATCCGTTACGGCAGACGGCTTGACGGAGACCTGGAAGCGTACGAAATAGAGATAGACCGCACCGTTCAGACGGCTCTCTATGACATCTCGTACGGTGACGGGCGAGAGCCTGGAACGATGGCGGTCCGTTTCAAAAAGATGGGTGAGCCGAAGGAGAACGGATGAGCAGCCGCGGAAAAGACGGAATGACAACATACGAACGGAAGATAGCGGACCGGCTGCCGGAGATAGCCGCCTGGAACAGGGACGGCTTCAACACCTACGAGATCGCCGAGAAGCTTGGAGTTTCCGAACGGACGCTTATCACATGCTGTTCTCATCACGAAGATCTTAAAGAGTGCTTCCGGGTCACACGTGAGATTGTAGACCGCATCGAGATGATCCCGGCGGCGATGCGCCGCGCCCGTGGTTATGATGCGACCGAAACGCAGTATGAATACAAGTACATACACCACCGGGACGGGTCGGTCGAGGAGATATTGGTCGGGAAGAAGGTATTTCAGAAGCACATCCCCGGCGACCCGCGTCTGTTGGAGTTTTGGCTGAAGAACCGACTCCGAAAGGAGTTCGGCAACCTCGAAGAGATAAACGGCACGGTCAACACGGGCGGTGTTGTTCTTCTCCCGGACACAGCGGCGGTTATCCCGGAAGAGACGAAAGAGGAGACGAGAACGGAATGAGAGACGAGCGGAGCTTGTCAGCCGAATACACGAGATTAGCAGAAGAGGTATTGCAAGAGCCGGAGTTTTCGCACATCCTCGAGAGCGACTGTACGATCCTGTTCCTCGAATCGTCATACAGGAAAACGAGCAAAGGCCGTGATGTCCTCGCGGTGACAGACCTTGTCCCCGACAAATGGCGGTGGTCTGTGCCAGCCGATTTCACGATAACGGTTTTTGAATCAAACTGTATCGGGATGACGGACGAGCAGATGAAGATATTGATCCGACATGAGCTGATGCATGTAGGGATCGACAGAACGGACACGGGAGAATGGAAATATTCCGTCATACCGCACGATGTCGAGGACTTCCTCGCCATCATCGAGGGCTACGGCTTGGATTGGAGCGCACATGAGCGGCCTCAAGACGAAGTATGATAACCCTATAGTGTGGAAACCACAGCCGAAGCAAGAGGAGTTCATGCGCCGAGGAGAGTTTGAAGCCCTATACGGCGGAGCGGCAGGAGGAGGAAAGAGTGACGCGCTTGTGTGCGAGGCTCTCCGCCAGGTTGACATGCCGTGGTACAAGGGGCTTATACTCCGCAAGACCTTTCCACAGCTGAAAGAGCTTATAGAGAAGTCATTGTCTTACTACAAGGCGGCTTATCCGACCGCCAGATATAATGCGTCAGAGCATAAGTGGACATTCCCGAGCGGCGCTAAGATATACTTCGGATCGATGCAGAATCCACAAGCCAAGACACAGTACCAGGGCTTGGCATTCGACTATATCGCCTTTGACGAGATAACCCACTTCACATATGAAGAGTACGACTACATGAAATCCCGTTGCAGACCGAACGGTCCAGGAACGAGATGCTACATCCGATGCACGGGAAACCCCGGCGGCATCGGTCATGCATGGGTCAAGGAGCGGTTTGTCACATCCGCGCCGCCAATGACAACAATCTGGGCATCCGTACAATGGACAGAGCCGTCTGGGATCGTCCGGACGGGAAAGCAGAGCCGAGTATTCGTGCCGTCCACGGTGTTTGATAACAAGGCATTACTTGACAACGATCCGCAATATGTCCAGCGACTAGCGTCGTTGAACGAAGCAGACCGCAACGCGCTTCTTTATGGCGATTGGGACTCGTTCCGCGGAATGGTATTTACGGAATGGATCAACGATTCCGCACATTATCACGACCGCCGATGGACGCATGTCATCGAGCCGTTCGCCGTTCCGAAAGACTGGGCGATCTGGTGCGCGATGGATTGGGGCTACAGTAAGCCGTTCGCAATCAACTGGTATGCGGTCGACCACAGGCGGAACATGTATGCGGTAGCGGAATACTACGGATGCACGGGAGAGCCGAATGTGGGCGTAAAGCTCGAGCCTGCGGAAGTCGCAAAAGAGATAAAACGGATCGAGAGCGAAGAGCCGAACCTAAAAGGCCGTGACATCATCCACCGCGTAGGCGATCCGGCGATATGGGGATCGCAGACTGGCGAGTCGATCGGCGACATAATGGAACGGCAGAGGGTGTACTTCGAGCGCGGAGACAACAGCCGTATTGACGGAAAGATGCAGATTCATCACCGCCTTGCGTTTGACGATGACGGCCGTCCGTCATTCCAGGCTTTCACGACATGCCATAACCTGATACGGACGATACCGACTCTGATCTATGACGCATCCCATGTCGAGGATGTCGAGACGAAGCTCTCTGAAGACCATGTTTACGATGAATTGAGATATGTGTGCATGAAGAATCCTATCGCCGCACCTATCAAAAAAGCACCGCTGCCGAAACCTTACAATCCTCTGGACACGGACGATGACGTACGGCGGAAGGCGGACATCGGCAGATACGATTGGTACATGCTATGACGATAAAAACAACAAGTGAGGAATAATGAAATGGATGCAAATGTTGTCGCAACTTTAATCTCGGTCGGCGGAGTCGTTCTGTCGGCGATCATCTCCTGCGTGTGTTCGATGTCGCTTGTCAATTGGCGGCTTTCACAGCTAGAGAAGAAGATAGACGAGCATAATAAGTACAGCGACAAGATCGCATCGATCTGCACGGACATTGCCCTCATCAAACAGAGCATTGAATCGCTCAAGGAGAAATAATGAACGCGGTGCAACAGTATTCCGATTTCAGCATACCCTTTACACTTACTGACGGAGACACGGACTATACAAGCGCAAACTGTGACGATGTCTGCATCCAGGTCGGAGACAAGCGACAGTATTGGTCAAAGGGCGAGCTTACATGGATCACGGGCGAGAACGCTTGGATGTACCGCTTGACGAAGGGGCAGACCGAACACATGAAAGAGTCGAGCCTCGCATGGCAGGCCTTCGTGAAGATCGGAACGGAAATCATCCCGTTCCCGGTAGGATACATGGAAGTGTTTCCGTCATTAGGGGGTGAGCCGCCTTGGGAGTGATGCACACGCTACCAGTGCTTAACGCACAGATAACGGAAAAGGCGAAGCTGACGGCTATGCAATCGATGTTTCCGCACAACAGAAGCCTTCGTGCGGTCACGGACGATGTGAATCTGAATATCATCGAGGTCACGGTCAGCCAGGACTATAACGACCTATACAACAAGCCGATCGTCAACGGGACAAACAGGCTTGACGCGGCATATGACATTTATGTTGCCAGCAACAAGCTCGCCAAAGAGAATCAGATTCCTTCCCTGGACCCTTACAGAACGGCTGCGGCACAGGACATCATCGACAACGGAAAACAGGCCGTAATAACCGACCTTGAGACGATCCGTAGCGGAGCGTCATCCGGCGCAACGGCACTTCAGCCGTCCGCATTGAGTCCGTATCGGACAAGCGCGGCGCAGGACATCATCGACTCCGGGAAAGCGGACACGAGCGACATACCGACCGCCGTATCGGAGCTTACGAATGACAGCGGCTATCTCACATTGCAGACGCTTCCGATCTGGGGTGGCGCTTGATGAAGTACACTTACAAAGGAATAGAACGCGAGGTCGAATCTCCTGCCACTCTGCATACTTCCGGCAAGTATCTCGAAGACAATATTGTCATCGAAGCCGAAGGCGGAATACAGGACATCTCGACCGCGGCGGAAATGGACGCGCTTATCGTACCAGAGAATGACGGGAAGATGTACCGATATGTCGGTACTTCGACATCATCGTACATTAACGGCAGATACTATAAGGTCGTTGTAGGCGAGTCAATCACGATCGAAACCGTAGGCAATTACGGATTCACCGAGGACTCGGCGCATTCGTATGCAGATCACGGAACAGTTTATAAAAGCACGAACAAAAACCAGCACAACACCAATTCTATAACGAAAGTCACGATACGTAATGCGGAATCAGTCACGATACGAATCAATTCGTATGCCGAGAGCAGTTACGATTATACGATTTTAAGTAAGTTGGATGCGGCTTCGTATCCTACTGCTTATTCGTCTACTTATACCCAGATACACACCAGAGGCTACCAGCGTTCGATTTCCGCATCAACATGGGACGAAAACGCTTGGCGGTCGTATACATTTACGGGGCTTGGAAAAGCTGAACATTTCGTTTATATCGTCTACCGGAAAGACAATTCTCAACATTCGTATGATGACGAAGGCCGCTTTATCGTTGAAGATGTCGGCGGAGTCGGTTTCTTCGAGTACGAACATATCGAAGGCAATCTCGTCATCACCGACACGGCATCACACGATGTCAGCGGAAAGAAGACGGCGCAGGTAGTGGATGCGAACATCGTGTCATCGAACATCAAAAGCGGCGTGTCAATTCTCGGCGTGTCCGGGAGCATAGTTCTGCCGAGCGGAAATGTCACGATCACCGAGAACGGGTCGTACAACATAGCCCAATATGAGACGGCTATCATCAATGTCTCCGGTGGAGGCGGAGGAAGCGGACACAAGGTCTACTTCTATTCATCCGGCAGCGGTTATGGCGGATATGATGACGGTGTTTATATCCGAATAAATGAGGATACGAATCTGACTTATAAGGTCTGTCCTGATATGCCGGACACTTCGATCGTATGTTCCGCATCGATTATGATGTCAGGAATCAGCTCATTCCGTCTATGGGGAGCAGACCACGGCGGCACTTATCCAGGCGGCGGCCAGTCATGGGTAAGATGGCGGCCGCATAACGGATCGTCTTGGACGAATTACGCGTTATCCAGAACCGAGTCCGGTTCAACGATTTTAGCCATTACGGAAGACATCGACTTCGAGATCTATCAGAACGCGTGTCTCGCAAAAGGAACACTCATCACGATGGCAGACGGCACAAAGAAGCTTATCGAGGAAATCGAAGAAGGCGATATGGTTCTCGGAATAACCGGGGCGCAGAGAGTACGCAAATCACAGAAAGGCACACATCTTTATATCGATTTCACCGACCATTGGTTTTTCGAGGACGGAACGGAAATAAAGACGACCGGGCGGCATGAGTTCTACAATTACGATCTGCAGAAGATGGAATATCTGGACGAATGGGAGATCGGAGACCGCGCCGTGAAAGAGGACGGCACTCTTACGGCTCTCGTGAGAACAGCGCACGAAGATGTGCCTTGCCATCATTTTTCGCTTTGGACGGATGACGGCGAAAACTATTATGCAAACGGCCTGCTCGCCGGAAACAGATTCACGGAAGAAATACGCATTGATGAGGCATAAAGCAGCCTGTCATAATAACCTCCTTTCAAGCGGTTCACGCGCTCTCCGCATAAAAGAGCGCGACAAAGAATGCATAGAGTATTTTACGGGAAAGACATTCCGCAGGAGAATCTGCCGGAAGAATCAAACGGAACGCCGCAGAGAATCATCAGCGAAGAGTCCGTCAAGGAAGCGATGGACATCCTCGCAAGATACAAGAGCGGCCGCGGAAACTTTGAGAAGCGGATCGTAGATGACGAGCTTTGGTATGAGGGGCGGCATTGGGAAGCCATCCGCAATACGACAAAGATGGACACGAAATCGCCGACTCCGTCATCCGCCTGGCTGTTCAACACGATCACATCGAAACATGCGGACGCGATGGACAATTATCCGATTGCGGCGATTCTTCCGCGAGAGCGGTCGGACGAGGAAGCGGCAAAGACATTGTCATCCGTCCTTCCCGTTGTGATGGAAGCGAACGACTTCGAGAACACATATTCCGCAGGATGGTGGGAGAAGCTGAAGCACGGCACGGCGGCATACTTTGTCGGCTGGAACGACCAGAAGGAGAACGGCCTCGGAGACATCGACATCCGAAACATCGACCTTCTCAACATCTTCTGGGAGCCAGGAATCGGAGACATCCAGAAATCACGAAATCTTTTCATTCTGGAATTGGCGGACAAGGACATTGTCGCGCAACAGTACCCGGAATTGGAAGGGGTTGTCGGTTCTGACGCTTCGCACACCATCAAGGAATACTTCTATGACGATTCCGTAGACCTTTCAAACAAGACGGTGCTTGTCGATTGGTATTACAAGGTTATGGACGAAAGCGGCCGCACGATTCTGCATTATTGCAAGTTCTGTAGCGGCAAGGTGCTTTTCGCAACGGAGAACGATCCGCAATACAGGGAGCGCGGTCTTTACGACCACGGGAAGTATCCGCTTGTACTTGATGTGCTTTTCCCGGAAAAGGGGACTCCGTGCGGCTTCGGAATGGTGTCCGTCTGTAAAGAACCGCAGATGTACATCGACAAGATTTCAGGCAACATTCTTGAGAACGCGATCATGTCCACGAAGAAGCGGTTCTTCGTTTCGAACACCACGGCATTGAAAGAGGACGAGTTCGCGGACTTCACGAACACATTCGTGCATGTCGAAGGCGAATTGAATGACGCGAGAATCCGTGAGATCGTCACACAGCCGATTTCACCGATCTATCAGAGCATCGTTCAGACGAAGATTGACGAGATGAAGGACACCTCGTCCAACAAGGATGTCAGCACGGGTTCAACGGGTTCTGGAGTCACTTCCGGCGCGGCGATTTCCGCATTACAGGAAGCGGCTAACAAGCAGAGCCGTGACATGATCTCTGCATCATACAGGGCATTCACGCAGATATGCCGTCTGTGTATCGAGCTTATGCGTCAGCATTATGACATCGCACGGTCTTTCCGCATCACGGGAACGATTCCCGGACAGACGGAGTTTATCGACATGTCGAACATCGGCCTGAAAGACCAGAAGAGCGGCACGGACATCTACGGCAACGACCTTTACAGACATCCCGTGTTCGACCTTAAAATCAAGGCGATGAAGCGCAACCCGTTCAGCCGTATGGAAGAGAACGAGAGAGCGAAAGAGCTTTATTCGATGGGCTTCTTCAATCCGGACAACGCGCAGAGCGCACTCAACGCGCTTGACATGATGGACTTTGAAGGCATCGATAAGGTGCGCGAACAGATCGCAACGGGAATGACCTTGCAGAATCAGTTAATCCAGGCGCAGCAACAGCTTCAGCAGATGTCAATGCTTCTCGCACAGTACAGCGGCATTCCGTTTGACGGAAGCGCGGAGCAGACGGCAGCACCGGGACAGAACGGGAAGAAAGGAAGCGGCTCATCTTTGGCGGCACGGCGGATCGATTCCGCACAGGCGGCGCAAGAACCGAAATCGGCATATGCGCAGACGCTTATGAAGAGAGCCGTAACGGACATGAACAGATGACGGTAGCAACAGTAGGGGTTGCGAATAAAGGGCGCACCCTCATTGTCCGCGCGGACGGCCACGCTGAACGGCCAGATGTGTGCGCGGCAATATCCGCATTGTTGTTTGCTTTTGACGGAGTTGCACTCAACAACCATTCCCCCGGAGATCGCACCTACAAGAGCGAACACGGTCCAGGATATTACCATGTCACGGCGAAGAGATGCGGCAACAATGCGGGTGCGTTCGATATGCTCCGCACAGGTCTCCTCATGCTTGAGAAGACATACCCCGACAATCTGAAAGTTATAGACGAAACATGATGAAATCCGCATCGGCCAATGCGGTTTCAAATAAAAAGAGCCACACGGAAGCTCTGATTCCGCGGATAAAGAAAGGATCACAATGAACGAAATCCTTAACATCAACCTTGCCCTGTTCGGAGAAGGCGGCGCAGAAGGCGGCGCTCCGGCAGAAGGAACGGACGGAGCAACGGCGGAAGAGGCGAAGCCTATCAAATACACGCCGAAGCATCCGAAAAAGACGGGCGCATTGGACAATGTGGTATACGGAGTCCAGAATCCTGCCGCCGGGGATACAGACACCACCGCAAAAGCGGACGAAAGCGCGAAAGCAGAGCCGGTAGCGAAGACGGAAGAAAAGACCGAGGAGCAGAAGGCGGCGGAGCGCAGGCAGAAGTATGACGATTTCAAGAAGGAATACAAAGCCGAGTTTGACAAAGAAGTCCAGGACATCATGAACAAGAGATGGCAGAAATCCAAAGAGACGGAGAAGAGGCTGTCGGATGTCCAGCCGTTGGTAGAAATGCTTTCACAGAAGTACAACATCGAAGACGGGGATGTGGGCAAGATCAAAGAGGCTTTAGATTCGGATGACCGATATTGGGAAGAGATTGCAGACCGATACGGAATGGACATCGACAAGGCGAAGGAGTTTGTCCGGTTAAAATCGGAGAACAAGGCACTTGCGGAACAGCAGAAAGTGAGAAATGACGAGGCGGCCGCACAGGCGCAGATACGCCAATGGGAGAACGAAGGGGAAGCACTCAAGACCGTTTTCCCGGATTTCGATCTCCGCACGGAAGCGAAGAACCCGTCATTTATCGAAGGCCTCAACAAAGGACTTTCGGTGGCGCAGGCTTACAAGCTCGCACACTATGACGACATCGTTTCAACGGCTATGCTGCAGACCAAGACGGCGACCGAGAAACAGATCGCAGACAACATCCGAGCAAAAGGAAACAGACCTCTTGAGAACGGAATCTCTGCCCAGAGCGCGTTCATAACGAAGAAAGATGTGAACGCACTTACCAAAGAAGACCGCGCGGAAATCGCGAGACGGGCTAAAATGGGAGAGAGGAACATATCGTTCTAAACAATGATACACACCTTCTCCCGTAGCATATAAAAAATACAGGAGAATGCAGATGAAAAAATTACTCAAACTGATGTTAGTTGACATCACCCTGTTCGGCACGAACAAGACCACCGACGCAGACCTTTCTGCGGAAATGAAGACCTACTACTCTGATTATCTCATCGATAATGCAGAGCCGCTCCTTGTCCACGATCAGTTCGGACAGAAGCGTCCTATCCCGGCAAACGGCGGCAAGAACATCGAGTTCCGCAAATACGACCAGCTTCCGAAGGCACTTACACCGCTGTCGGAAGGTGTCACCCCGTCCGGCAAGAGCCTGAAGGTTTCTACCGTCACGGCCACCATCGCACAGTACGGCGATTTTGTCGAGCTTTCCGATCTTCTTCTGATGACGGCAATCGACAACAACCAGGTTGAAGCGGCAGAGCTTCTCGCTTCGCAGGCAGGCAGAACCCTTGACACCGTGACGAGAGAAGTCCTGAACGGCGGTACGGGCGTCCTCTATTCAAACGGAAAAGAGAGCCGTTCCGCGCTTGTCGGCGGAGACTCCACCGCAGCGAACAACTGTTATCTGTCTGTAAACGACATCAAGCTTGCCGTCCGTCAGTTAAAGAAGATGAACGCTCCGAAGATTGACGGCTACTACTGTGCAATCATCCATCCGGATGCTGCGTACGACCTCATGAACGACTCCGATTGGAAGTATCCGCATCAGTATGTGGACACGAAGGAAATCTACAACGGAGAAATCGGTATGCTTCACGGAGTCCGCTTCGTTGAGACGACAGAGGCGAAGATTTTCCACGGAGACGACCTTGCGTCCAACAGCCGCACTCTGAAGATCAACAAGAACGGCGGCTATTCCGGAGCAATCACTTCTGTCACCTTTGACGGCGGCACGGTTGCTGATGACGCGCTCATCGGCCGTTACATCCAGATCAACAAGATCGCTGTAAAGGTCACGGACAACACCACGACCACCATCACATTCGCTTCCACCGACTTCGGAACGATCTCTGATGATGATGTCATCTATCCGGGCGAGGCAGGTGCAGAAGGACGCGATGTCTATTCCACCCTTGTACTCGGCGCAAACGCTTACGGCGTCACCGAGCTTGCAAACGGCGGCTTACAGTACATCGCAAAGCAGCTCGGTTCTTCCGGCACAGCAGATGCCCTGAACCAGAGAGCTACCAGCGGCTGGAAGGCGGCAAAGACCGCAGAGCGTCTTGTCGAATCGAACATGGTTCGTATCGAGTCGGCAACGAGCTTCAACGACATCGGTTCAAACTGATGAACAATTGAAACACAAACGGGGGAGAGGCTTCGGCCTCTCCTCTTGTATGTGGGAAAGGAATCCATAATGGAAGAAATCAAAGAGACGAAAGAGACTAAAACGAAAGTGAAGCCGATGACACAGGCAGAGATTGAAGCACATGCGAAGGCTTACGCAAACGAGAAGGTTCTTATCGAGCTTTTCCGTGACACAAGCGATAAGTATTCCGCGGACATGCCTGTCATCATCAACGGAAAATGCTATCTTATCCAGAGAGGAAAACAGATAGCCGTGCCGCGCAAGGTCGCTGAAGTCATCAAGCGTTCAATCGAACAGGACTCAAAGACAAGCGTAATGATTACGGAAATGACGGACCAGGCTGCGGAGCGGCTCAAGTCCATGTGATAAAGGGGGCGGACTCCGTTCCCTAAAGGGAGTACGGGATGAAAGAGATTTCATTAGAGGTTAGAGACGAGTACATCGTAGGAGACGGAGTCCCGTGCGGTTCTGTCGGTTCGTACGACAGCACCGTCCTAAAAGTACATTTTAACAAGTCGTGGGACGACACGGCAAAGACGGCCATGTTCCTCAACGCAAGACGGCTCGATCCGACATATGTCGTGATGACTCCGCTTATGGAAGAGGACGGCACATACACTCTGCCTGTTCCGGTTGAAGCGACCGCTTATGCCGGGGATTGCATCCTCACATTCAAGGGAATAAAGACGAACACGGACACGACAACGGAAGGAACTCTCACGGCTTACGGAACTTTCCAGGTGCTTGAGTCCTTGTGGGATTCAAACGGAGAGGCGGCGGGACAGCCGACCGCGTCAATCGCGACACAGTTGCAGACGGAGATCGATTACATCAAGGACAATATCCAGGCGGCAATCGACAGCGCGGAAGCTGCGGCAGAATCCGCAGAGGAAGCTGAAGATTCCGCAGAGGCCGCGGCAACGAGCGAAACGAACGCAGGAACATCCGCGACAAACGCAGGAAACTCTGCTACCGCCGCCGGAAACTCCGCTACGGCCGCTGCCGCATCCAAGCTAGATTCGGAAGCGTATGCAATCGGAAAGCGGAACGGGGTTGATGTTCCGTCCACAGACCCGGCATACCATAACAACGCAAAGTATTATGCGGAGCATATGCAATCGCCCGTCACATCCGTATTCGGACGGACGGGTGCTGTCACGGCGCAGAACGGCGACTATGATGCGACAATGATTCCGTATGAGTCCGGATCGCAATCTTCCGTAAAGGGTGTTCTTCTCACAAAAGAAGATGCTTCCAATAAGGTCACTACTCTTACGGTGGCATCAACACACGATCAGTATCCGTCCGCAAAATGCACATTCAACTATCTTGTCGGAAAACAGGAGAAGGCATATCTTGTCACATCCATTTCCGCGTCCTCTGACGATACGCATTATCCGTCAGCAAAGGCGGTGTATGACCTTTTCAATTCGATGATCAACGCGGAGGAGGTGGGTTACTGATGAGCTTCGTCAAGATTCACGACTCCACATTGACGGCGATTGCAAACGCCATCCGCACGAAAAGGGGAACAACGGCTACCATGCTCCCGTCACAGATGCCGACAGAGATCGGAAACATCTCTTCCGGCGGCACGGATGTATCGGATACAACGGCCGTTGCCTCGTCCGTCCGTTCCCCGTATTACTTCTATACGGCGCAGGGTGTGAAAACACAGGGAACAATTGCCGATGTCGAGATGTCAATTGCCACTTCCGCAACGGGAACAAGCAAGGGTTCTATCACACCAAGCACATCTCCGAAGTACGCGAAGATCGCACAAGGGTATTCTGCTTCCGCGCAGTACATCACGGTATCTGCAGTGCCTACGGAAACGAAATCCGCTACTCCATCATCTTCATCGCAGACGATCACTCCTACAACCGGGAAGTTTCTGTCAAGCGTCACGGTTGCGGCCGTTCCGACAGAATCGAAATCCGCAACTCCGAGCGAATCTGCGCAGACGATTACACCGACAAGCGGAAAGTTTCTCTCACGTGTGAATGTAGAGGCGATCCCGTCCGACTATAAGAAGCAGAAAGTTTACACTTCGCAGACGGGAAGCGGAAGCAGATCGTATCCTGCGGCAATCGGCGAGACGAGAACATTGCCTTACAAGACTTACACGGAGTCCGAAATCGGTTTCACACCGCGCGGTGTAATGATTATCAGCCAGGATTCCAGCGCGTCACAATGTTCGGGATATTGGAGTGCCGATATTCCTACTGTATACGGCGGATCTTATTGGCAATCCGTCATCCAGACACAGTATTTCAAGGTCGGAACGACATATTACATTCCGTTGTTTGTGTCGTCTACTGTCATATTCTACGCGTAAAGGAGAGCATATGAATCGAGAAGATATTGTAAATAAGATGCTTTCCGTTGAACGGAAGTATATAGGGAAACTTCAGAAGGGAACGGAGTCCATGCAGCCCGTGTGCGACATCTGGAACAGCCAGAACCCTAAACCGAGAGGGTGGACGGCAAAGCTCAATTCGGAGTATTGCGCGGAATTGCAGACGGTATGTGCGATGGAGAGCGGTCTGTCGGACATCCTTACGCATGAGTGCGGCGCATATGAGATGATGAACGGCGAGAAGAAAGCCGGCCGTTATTTCTCTGACGACAAGAAGGCGCAGAGCGGCGACCTCATCTTCTTCAAGTTTCCGCAGAGCTATCATGTCGGCATTGTCGAGTCCGTCACAGACAACAAGATAATGACGATTGAAGGCAATTGGGACGGCGGACAATGCAAGAGGAGGATCATCGTCCGGTCAAAGAGCGATGCCGCTTATCCGTACATCATCGGATTTTCAAGACCGGACTATGAGAAGTATCTTGTCAAACGGGTGAAAGTCAAGACTCCGTTCTGGTGTCTCACAACGCCATACGGCCCGGAGTTTGTGAAGGGCGATACAGTTACAGTTCCGTGCAACATCCAGCCTGCAGGCGAAGGAGTCCGTAATTTTCTCCGGGAAGGCGAAGTGTACGAAGTAGTAAGAGAAAACGGCGGCTATCTCGCGCTAAAGGTTATAGGCGATAAATACACCTGGACTCCCTGGTTCCCTACGGCATACACGGAAAACGCGTAAGATATTGCCTTTTACGGAGCGCATTTGCGGATAATCCGCAAAATCTTTCATAAAAAACAAAACTACCACAGTTTAATTATAGAAAGGGAAAAGATAATGAGCATTTTTTCAAAGTTTTTGATGGACGAGATGTTTGATCTGGTTGCCATCCTGAAAGCTCTTTTCATGGGGGCTTGAGTATGAGCGACAAAGTCTACAACATTCTCACATTCATCAGCCGAAAGCTGATGCCGATCGCAACTGTTGTTGTCGGTCTGCTTGAAGCGTTCGGCATTGTCGATGCAGGCGGATATGTAACGGCGGTATGCGCCTCAATCGTGGCTGTCGCAAACATCATCCTTGACTACCAGAGTACCAAATACTTTGAGACTCACGAAATCGTAGAGAAGGAAAACTGAACAGAAGGGGCGGTGTAATTCCGCCCCTATTTTTTTTAACGAGGTGACCATGAAAATCAAGGAAGCAATTTCAAAAGCGGACGAAATCCGTCCGAACGCGTTGAGCGATGAGACAAAGGCGCGGTGGGTTATGGAACTGAACGGAAGGTACGCGGAGATGATGTCAACGGCCGCACCTGCGAATCTCTGGCCGTCCGACATCACGCTTCTTATGCCGTATCCGCACGACAATGTGTATGTGCTTTATCTGTGCGCGATGATCGACAACACGAACGAGGAGACGGCGTTGTATGCGAACGACATGGCGGTGTTCAACCAGGCTGATGTCGAAGCGAGACAATGGTGGTGGAGAAACTATTCACAGCCCGTGCAACCGGAGCTGAAGGGGGTATGAGATGCTTCCTAAATTACCATATACGATGAAGAAGAGCGAACCGTACTCGGTCGAGCTTCGAGGGATCAACAGAACGGCGGACACATATCCCGGCGACCTTGAGTCGACATACGGGGTTTCATCGTCTAATTGGCCGTTCATCACAAACTGTAAGGGAATGTCACGGATCACTTTCTATTCAGAACCGACCACGACCGGGATTGCGACATACGGAATCATCGCAAAGGCGAACCTGCTTTTCTTTATCCATAGCGGCATCCTTTACGCATGTTTTTCAAATTATGACAACCTACGATATAAGCTCACATCGAGCATCTTTTCATATACTTATAAGAAGATGTGTTTCATAGGAAACACGCTGATTGTGTTTCCAGACAAGATCGCCGTTGATTGCACAAGCCTTTTCAAAGAGTCACGGCCGTGGGAATGGGAAGGCAGCGTAACTGTCACCTATCTTGAGAAGTCACTATTGCTCACGGGAGCGAAAATCACGGCAAACACAACGGCGGCAACGGCAACGCTCACGAACACGGGCGGAATTACAACAAGCGGAATCAATGTCGGTGATGTTCTGAAGATGTCCGGATGGTCATCATCCGGTAACAACGGATATTTCACCGTTATCGAAGTGAACGCGAACACATCCATCGTGTTTGACATCGGTACGGCAACAACAGAAACGGCAAGTGACGCAATCACAGTTAAGAGGGAAATACCAAACTTCATTTATGTCACGGGATGGAAGAACAGGCTTTGCGGAGTTGTCGGAACGGATGTCATCTATCCGCAGACATTCGTCACCAATGACACGGTGTACCTTTCCAGAATGGGCGACTTCGCAAACTTCTTCGACTATTCCGGAAACGCGAACGATTCGTATGCGTTCGACATCAAAACACCAGGAAACATCACGGGTATTTTCGGCATGTCAGACCAGCTCGTTGTGTTCAAGAATAACGAGACATACAAGCTTTTTGGAGACACGGCAGACGAGTTCCAGATGCAGACGGAAAATATGCGCGGCGCACTTAACCACGATTCTGTCGCATCCATTGGCGGAGTTCTTTATTTCCCCACATCTGACGGAGTATATGCGTACAATGGTTCTACATATGCTAACATAGGCCTTCCTCTCGGTTCAGCATATGCAGGGTTCGGAACGGCTCACGGAAGCAATTATAGGCTTTATAGCCCTACTTATTATAAATATGCCGAGTTTGACACACGGCACGGAGTATGGATTGAGGACTCGTTTTCCGGGTTCGCGTCTACGGAAGGGTTCTCCCGTTGCACGGCGAACGATTACGGACAGTATGTGCTTTTGGGATTTGCAGAAAACTACAAACTGTATGAGGAGTTTTCCTCTTCTGCGGTCCAGGACTCGTTCGAGTTTGTTTTCCGTGACATCTATGACGGATACACAAGCTCCAAAACTGCCCGTCCGGTTCTTTTCGCAAAGAAGCGTTACCAGAAACTTACGGCACGGATCGATCTTGAACCTGGCGCGTATGCGGAGTTCTGGGTGTCGCTTGACGGCGGAGTATGGAAGAAGGCGAAGTCCGTGTCGAAGAGCGGCTTGAACGAAGTTCCGATCCCTATCGGACGATGCGACAGTTTCAAACTTAAAGTGTGCGGCGAAGGCGGATTCGTATTCCGCGGAATCCAGCGCACTTATGTCACAGGGGGTGTCCGATGAACAAAGTATTCGAGAAGGAAATCCCACCCGTAAACGATGACAATGTAAACTTCTGGTTGCACTATTCCCGTTCACGGGTCGAGTTCGCGTTCGGCATACTCGAGAAATCCCTGTATGCCTTAAAGCACGAAATCATGAACAGACCGCTTGTGACGGAATCGGAAAGCGCACCTACCACATCGACAGTTGGCGGAATCGGAGACATCCGCATCTATAACAGCAACGCATATATCCTTGTAGGGATTGCAGACAATCAGTATCAATGGAAGCAGATGACTTCCTAAAGGAGAACAGATGAGAACGAAGAAAAAAGCTGAAAACAGTTTAAGCGTGACAAACGAGGTGGACGGAAAACTCTTCCCGGTAGCATCTGCCACCGATCTTTTGAGCGCATATCCGAATCAGAATACGGGCGGCTCTTCAGAACCCGTTTATAACAGCGAAGCGGAGAAGAATCTTTCCGATGCGGCAGCGGCCTACATGTCTGCGCTTTCCGCGGAAACACCGACCTATAATTATACTCCGTCATCATTCTCATACACTCCGTACCAGCAGGGACAGTATGTGTCGAGCTATGACGACCTTATCTCTGCGGCACAGAGCAAACTTGCAAACTTCTCTTACGATCCGGAGAGCGACACTTCATATCAGGCTTATGCCGGACAGTACCGCAAGGCAGGAAGGGACGCGTATGACGACACTCTCGCAAAGATTGCGGCTCGGACGGGCGGTGTGGCTTCTTCCTATGCGGAAGCGGCGGCGCAGCAACAGTACGGAAACTACATGTCCGCTCTCGCCGCGAAGATTCCGGAATTGGCGGAAATCGCATACAACAGACAGAGAAACGAGCTTTCAGATCTGTTGAGTCTTGACAGCCGTGACTATGAGCGGTGGGCGGACCAGGAGTCTGCCCGTGCAGACGCGTACAATACCGGGCTTAACATCGCTCTCAAGAATTGGGAAGCGCAGAACAGCGCGGCGCAGACGAACGCGCAGAATAAATATGAGACGGCTCTGGCGAAGTACAACGCAGACATCGAGAATGCGGCAAATGCTTATGATACGGCTCTATCCGATTACGAAAACGATCAGAAGTATCTTAATGTCGCTCCAACAACGACACAGCAGATGGTCGCGCAGATCAACGATCTCCAGAAACAGGGATATACGACAGAACAGATTTATAACCTTGTTCTCGACAAAATCACTTCTGGAGAACTTGATGTTTCCGATATGAATATGACAACCGTTGCCGAAAAAACGGGCATCCCTCTTTATCCGACAACAGAAGAAACAAGAAGACAAAACTATGACCGCCGCAGCCTTGCCGCGAAGAAGCATATTGATGAAGCGGTTGGAGATTGGTTCAGCAAGACAAAGTATAAATGATAAGGAGAGGCGATGAGTTTTTTCACAAATGAAAAACCAAAAAAAGGCCGCTCTCTTGCATCTATGATGGCAGACTATAAGAGCGGAGCAGATGATGACAAGTATGGCTTCAGGTCTGCCGGAGAAGGGCGGAGCCAGGAAGATGTCGCTTCAGATGACGCTGTGCGGCAGAGCTATTTCGACAAAAGCAAGAATGCCGCAGAGGTTGAGTCTGCCGGGAACGCTCTGAATGCCGTTTCGCAGAAATATGATTCCGATATTTCGGCATCACGCGGAAAGTCCGTCCTTTCTACGGCACTCAATCTTCTTCTCGGCTCTCACGAAAACCCGTTAATCAGTTACGATACACAAGCGTTGTCATCCGGCGGCACTCTTAATGCGGAATGGATGAAGAACATTAACCGGATGGGCGATGCGCTTTACGGAGCGAAAGCCAGAGAGGATGCGGCGGCAGAGCAGACGCTTCGTGATGAGAGACGGGCGGAGCTTGAGAAGATTTATAACGACATTTCCGAATCGCAAAGTTATAAGACATATGAAGGCGATCCGTCAAAACAGTTGTCGTATCTCCGCCAGGATACAAACATTGACACGGATTACATGAATGAAGATGATCTTCGTATGTTCGACTATCTTACGGCTACCTACGGATCGCAGACGGGACTCGATTATTTAGGGTATGTCGAGAAAGAAATCAACCAGAGAAAAGCAGCCGAGACGAACGCTGAATGGCAGAAGAAAGCAGACGAACTTCCCGTTCTTTCGTCAGTTTACGGACTCGGCACAAGGGTTGCAACGGGAATCCCGTCAGCCGCATCTAATGCGCTCACATTCCTTACAGGCGGAGAGCTGGATGCAAACCGCGGAACGAACCTTGACAGACAGAACGCGCAGACGATCTATAACACGGTTTCAAACAAACTTGGAAATGTCGGCGGATTTGTCTACAGCACGGCAATGTCCGCCCTTGAGAACATTGCGGATATGGCGGTCGGCTCTGCACTTGGTCTGTCGCCCGTTGCCACAGAAGGTCTTGTACTCACACTCATGTCATCCGGGGCTGCATCTGACGAGCTTGTCCGTGCGAAAGACGAAGGTCTTTCTGACACGCAGGCATTTGTCAAAGGTGTCACCGCCGGGTTGATCGAGTCTCTTACAGAGAAGGCTTCGCTCGAAGTAATCCTTGATCCGAACAGAATCACGGAACAGGCATGGAAGTATCTTCTCAAGTCTGCCGCCGCAGAAGGATCGGAAGAAGTCACTTCCGACATTTTGAATTATCTCTTTGAAAACAATCTCCTCGGAGACGGAAGCGCGTTTAGAAAATCCGTCTCTGCTTATATGGAAGACGGCATGACGGAATCGGCGGCCGCCGCACACGCAATTGCGGACAATATCCCGGAATGGGCATTGGACGGACTTGCCGGTGCTTTAAGCGGTCTTGGAATGGCAGGTGCGGTAAAAGCCGGAGACGCTATCACGGGACGATATGTCAACAAAGGGAAGCAGAAGTTTGTAGATACAGACAACGGCTCTTCGCCTGCTACTTCCGGATTAAACACAGACCAGCTCATCGAAACGGCAGACGCGACTATTGATGACGAGTCATCCGCAGATTTCCGCACGGTAGCGGAACAGGCGGCGAAGGAGAAGGCAAAGCACGGCAAGGTGTCCAACGATACGGCCGCCCGTCTTGAATATGCCTTCCAGGAGTTTGAATCGGCAAATTATGAAAAAGCGGACGAGGCGTCAAAACGGGTTGATTCTTGGGCGAAGAAAATCAACGAGAAGATCAGCGATGAGTCATTGGTGAGTCTGTCCAACCTTGTCCGGTCAACCGGGCTTGAGGCGGAAATCCGTGACATGTACACGGACGGGTTCTTCGGAAACGAGGCTACGGTAAATGATACCACATCAGCACAGGAACGGATCGCGTACAATCTCGGTAAGATGGACGCAATTACATATGAGAGCGAGGTGCTAAATGAGAAAACAGAAAACGGGCTTCGTCTACTTGACGGCACGCAATGGAATGCAGGTACGGATTCCATCGGAAAAGGTGGAGTCATGGAAAGCCTATCAGAAGTCGTTGAGTCAGGAAGAAGTGTCACGACAGCAGGCGGCTATGAAATCAATTCGGAGAACTTTGTCGCAGAAGTAAACCTTTCCGACAATTTCCCGGAGACTTTCAAGACGGCTACCAATGTGGCAGAAGTAAAGAACACAACGGCGGACACCGCTGCCGCATACAAGTATCTTACTGACAACGGCTTCAAGGCATCCGACATCCATTTCTTTGTCGGCGCGTCCGAAACGAAGAACGGCTTCAACGGTTTCATCGACAACAAGTCCGGGCAGGTCTGGATTTCCGCTGACGCGATTGTCGCACCGGAACAGATCGCCAAACACGAAAACGCTCACAGACGCGTTAAAACGGGCGAATTGTCCGTCAAAGATTTCCGCGACAAAATCTACAAGCGGTTCGGTAAGAAAGACGCTGACAGTATGCTATCGCTTTACAGAGACACATATGGCGGCGACTTTGACGAAGTTTACTATATGGAAGAGATTCTGGCAGACGCCATCGCCGGGATGAATGTGTTTGACGGGGTTGAGTCTGTCGAGACATTATTCACTAATGAATCTGTCTCGCTTGTCAAGGAGAATGTCGCAGAGCAGAAACAGAGCCGCGCACCGCCGGAAGGATCGGATGTCAAGATGTCAAAGATTCTTGACTATGGAACGGCTAATGAGGTAGTTGAGGCTATGGAGAGCGTTAGCGACTCCGAGGTTTTCAGAGACTCTCGTTCCGCAATTTTATTCTCCATTCGTGTTCCGTACACGGAAGGAACAAACGCTTATAATGAGTTTGTTGAAGGCCTTGATTCCGAAGCAAGAAAAACATATGAATTGTTTCACAATTTCTATAGGATTTCCAAACTAACAAATGTCAGAAATCTTAAAGGTGATATTGTAAAGAATCTCAACATCTCCTCTGTTTTTATGACGGCTAGTGTATGGAATGAAAAGATCGCCGCCGACAAGAAATGGAATGATTGTGCGCGGCGGCTTTCCGGATCTCTTCCAGAAAATGTGCGAACATCAATGCGCTTCAACCTGGATGGAACATTAACACTTGATCCTCTTGAGAGCGAGTTCAAGATGCAGAAGTCTCTAGCTCAACGGCTTGTTGATGCTCTAATGTATGAGAATATTGACAAAGAGTATGTAATTGGCGATAAGAAGATCATTCTCGACACGGCTGGGTCTACTCAATCTGTTGGTGGAGAAGCCTACAGAAGAGCTTTAATAGCAGAAACTCGAAAACTTTATTCCTCTGGCAAGCTATCAAAAGTTTCTATAGCATCCCTGTCAAGAGATAGATGGGGATCGTTAGGATTCCTTGCAGAAAACGGTAAAACGGGCGCATCCGGAGATTTGACAACTATCTGTCCGCAGATGATGTTTAACCGCGGATGCTTTTATTGTTACAGACGGGCTGCGCTTGAGAGCGGAGTCAACAATAAACTTTGCGCGGCGTCTGTTTGGTACACGGGCGAGATTTTAAGGATTAAAGACGAAGATGTTAAAGCACTTAACGAGAATGGCGGCCTTCGTATTCAATCATTTGGTGATTGGATGCCTCATTTTTCAGCACAGCTTGCCGACATCTTGTATGACGCGGAATTACGCGGCCTCCAGGTAAAGATAATCACTAAAGAGCCTAGCATGATTTCTTATGTTGCTCGGCTTCGGGAACAGGGAATTGGCAAATCACTTTATTTCAATTTAAGTGCGGACTATGTTGTCGAAAAAGGGCCCGAAAAAATATCAAACACCGGGAATGAATCTCTAGACAAGGTGAATCCGGAAAGGCCTTTCAACCGTGATGAAAGCAATATTTTCTGGTGGAAGAGAGCCATGTCTGTTGAAGAGGCATTTTCTTTCAGAAAGATGTACCCATTTGTGAATGTCCGTATTGTTGCCACAACACTTGATGAGTTCATACGGGGGTTGCAAGATGATCGAGTGCAAGTCGTTACAGGTTATCATGGAAAAATAAGATCGTTTGAACGAATCGATTCTTCCACAGGGCATATGATCGTAAATGTTGAGCCGCTTGGTGACGCAGGTATGCCTCGGTTTAATTTCTCTAATGGAGAATGGAACATTGAATACGAAGGCTACAATAAATACCAAAAAGCTCTCGCCAGGGCTATACAAGATAAAGGCCTTCAATTAGAGTATTATAACAAGTCTTGCTGTATCACCGGAAGATGTGCATCTTGCAAAGGAAAGTGTGGCGCACTTGCGGACAGTTTCTCGACAAAAAACGCAACCAACATTGACAACGAAGGTTATGTTTATTGGAAAGAACGGATGACTTCAGCGCAGGAAGATGAGACAGAAAGAATTGACACTCGTTTCTCCCGTTCACTCGACTCCGAATATCTTTCCCTTGCCGAACACCCGGAGCAGAACGAGAAGAGACTCCGAGAGATGGTGGACGATGCTGCGAAGAAAGCAGGGTATAATTCTCCGCACTTATATCACGGAACAAATTTTTTTGGATGGACAAAATACAAAGATGATAATTATGTGTTCTTTAGTCCAAGCCAAATCAAATCAGCCGATCTTGTCACCTACGATGACTCTGGTAACATCATTCCGCTATCCGAGAGATTCAACAGCAATAATGCTGACATCCGTTTTTCCAAGCCTGCCGATAACTACCGCAAAGAGATGCTTGACGAGTTCGACCGCATCCTCAAGGAGAACCGCGCCGCGCTCACATCCGAGAAGATCAGCGACATCACGCGCCGGGCGACAAAGAAGCTCGTCAAGGAATGGAAGAGTACGGCAGATGTTGCGGACGATTTCAAAACCGTTGTCAACGAGATGCTGAAACCGGACGCAGACATCACTTATACCGACAAGCTCGTCAGCAACATGGCGGAGCGGATTCTTCACGATGCCTACGGACAGATCATTGACGAGACGGACGATTCTTACAAGAGGGTACAGGAGTATGCACGGTCGAAGCACGGCATATCGATCTCCAAACGCGACCAGGCGGACATTCCCGATTTCAACGATTGGCGCAAGAGCAATTTCGGACGGATCAACATCACGAACAACGGAACACCGATTGACACCATCTGGTCGGAGTTGCAGGACGCTGCAGGGAGGGGCGCGTTCCCGGACGAAGTCACACATCCTGCGGACATGCTTCTGCATCTTGAGGCTTATCTCCGCAACATGGCGACGCAATACGGCAACCCTTGGACGACCACGATGGGAAAGGACGCAATCTTCGCAATCGAGGATGACATCTACAACACCGTCCTCAAGACGGCGGAGCAGATCACGAATGTGAAGAGCAACACTTCCTATTCAAAAGAAGAGATGCGGAACGCGGCTGCGGAATTGGCAAGTAACGAGGATCGTTTCCACCAGATGGCGCAAGACCGCATGAACGCATACATCGAATGGTCGAAGAACGAACGGGCGAAGATGGCGGCAGAAGCACTCACGAACATGAAGAAAGCCGTTGACGAAGTCCGCAAGACCTCTTCAGAGATGATGGATATGCAGAAGAAATCGTTTGAGGCGCAGAGCAAGAAGGACGCTATCCGCAGAGCCGAACAGGAGAGACGGAAACAGTATGTCGAGTCTATCGAACGAGTCCGTGACGAGCTTTCACAGAAACTTCTGCGGCCTACCGACAAGAAGCATATCCCGTACCAGATGAAGGAGACCGTTGCAGGAGTCCTTTCCGTCATCAATACGGCATCAACCTACTATGATGGCGGATACAAGCTCACGGGAGCGGCAACAGAACGGACGAAGAAGTTTGAGAAGCTCCGCGATTATTTCCGGGAGATTGCTTCACGGGATGACCAGGGCAATGTAGTCATCGACCCGTCAATGATTGCAGATAACGGAGACCTCGACAAAGTCATCAAGATTGGTGCGCGGAGCATTCTCGATATGAACAGTACCGAATTGCGAACCGTGAACAATGTCCTTCAGGCAACAAAGAAAGCCGTACAATCGTATGACCGGATGCTTTCTGATTCCAGGTATGACACCGTGTCCGATTTTGCCAACGGCTTATACTTTGAGAACCGGGACAAGGAGCATACTGATGTGCGCTTCCCAAATCTTGAGAATAAGTTCATTACGAACAATCTCACACCGGAAGCGTATTTCCATCGCCTCGGCTCACTCGGTGACACGATTTTCCGCATCATGCGGAACGCACAGGACGATGTCACGATGAAACTGAAGTCCACGGCGGATTGGGTTGCGGATAATGTAGGCGCAAACGCTTACAATCTCGACCATGAGATGCGGTCTGTAATGATCCACGGGAAAGAGGAGATGATTCCTGTCTCCTATCTCATGGAGTTTTATGCTCTCTATCAGCGGAAGGCGGCAAACTTCCATATCGCAAACGAGAGCGGCGGCATCAAGCTCCAGCCGAGGAAAGAGAACGCTGTCGCAAAGACACACTTCTTTGGCACTTTCAGAAATCTGACGCATACAGACATCAACAACCTTTTCGGCGCGTTGAAACCGGACGAGATTGCGGCAGCGGAGAAACTACGCTCCTATATGAAAGTATGCGAAGAATGGGGAAACAATGCGACACGGACGGTTTACGGATACGACAAGTTCGGAGAGCCGGACTATTGGCCGATGAAGGTCTCGTCCAACGATCTGAAGAGCGACATCGGAGAGAACCGTGGTGTTGTCACATCCGTCCGCGGGTACGGATTGGCGCAGGAGCTGAAACCGAAAGCGGACCAGGCACTTGTCATCGGAAGCATCTTCGATACATTCACGGAACATGTGCGCCAGATGGCAAACTATTCCGCATGGCTTTCGCCTATGGAAGACATCAACCGAATCCGCAATTTCACTTTCCGCAACGATAACGGGAAGCGGTCGTCAACGATGAAGGAAGTGCTTGACAATGTGTACGGACATGGCGGAGCGTCTTATCTCCAGAATCTCCTTTCTGACATTGCGGCCGTTCCTACATTCGGCAGAGAGTCGTTCGGGAAACTGTTGGGTTCTGCAAAAGCGGCGGCGGTCGGAATGAACCTGCGAGTCACACTTCAGCAGCCTACGGCAATCCTTCGTGCGATGGACATGATTGACGCGAAGTACATCTTCAAGGCAGAGAAGATGAATGCGCTGAAGGGTTGGGAGAAAGCGAAGAAGAACAGCGCGATCGCTCAATGGAAGGATTTCGGCTACTTCGACATCGGTGTCGGACAGAGTACACGGGACATCATTTTCGACAACACTTCTCTCAAGGCGAGAGCCGACAAGATCTCTTCGTTCGGTCCAGGATTTATGGATTCGGTCGGATGGGGCTGGCTATGGAACGCGGTCGAGCTTGAGATGAAGGCGAAGTCGCAGAAGACGGGAGCAGACCTTGAGAATGCCATTGCAGACCGCTTCACGGAAATCATTGACCGGACGCAGGTCGTTGACGGTGTGCTTCAGCGGTCGGAGAACATGCGCCAGAGTTCCGGGCTGATGAAACAGATCACCTCGTTCATGGCAGAGCCGACCAAACAGCTGAACATGTTCATGACATCCTTGTACGACTATCAGCATACGACCGGGGAAGCGAAGAAGAAGGCGGCGCAGAGATTGGCACGGACATCCTTCTCGGTTCTTTTCGCCGGATCAATCAACGCAATCGTGCAATCGGTTGTGGATGCGATTCGGAACAGAGACCGGGAGAAGGATTATTGGGAGAAGTTCCTTGCCGCTCTTGTCGGTGCGGAAGGCGATGATACAACCGTGTTATCCGTCCTCTTCAGCAATCTCGGTGATGTGTTCAATCCGGCGAATGATGTCCCTATTCTCAAGGACATCATCTCTCTTATCCAGGGTTATGATGTGAGCCGTATGGATATGGATCTGATTGCTGATGTAGTCAGTTCCGTGAAACAGCTGTTCACATCAACGAAGTACACGGCCGCGGAGTCGCTGACGAATCTTGCAAACTCTGTTGCCGCGTTCCTCGGAATCCCGGCAACGAATCTCAAGCGCGACCTTTCCGGTGTTATCACGACAATGCTCCAGGCAACGGACGCGTATGCGCTCGAATATCTCTGGTATCGAATGACCTATAAGGTGGACGGGAACAAGTCGCTTTATAAGTCGCTTCTTTCCGAAGCAAAGGAGAACAATACGGACGCATATAACTATATTGTGGACGATCTCAAGCGCACATATGGTTCAAGCGAAACGGAGAAGCTTCTGAAGAGCATCAAATAACTAACAACAAAGTAACAACAAAAGCGGCTGCGAGCATTGATTTTATTGGTGCCAGGGTTTTTATATCTCAATTTATTGGGAGCAAAACGGAAGCCTTGCAAACGCTTGATTTATGAGCCGATGCAAGGCTTTCAGCCGCTTTTAGTTATGGCTTGTCACGGCTTGTCACGGCTTTGATAACAACAAACTAACAACAATTTAAGTATTATATTGTATTGCTATTTGCCACAATATATGGTATGCTGTAATAGTCATTTGGAAGCCCTTCCACCATTTCTGGTTTCCGCCTTTCGTTTGGGAGTCTCGTCCGCAAGGACGGGACTCTTTTTTTATGGGGTGAACGATTTGAACGCGTTTTTCAGCGCGGCATCGTCAAGGTGCGTGTATACACGGTCGGCAAGGTTCTTTACCGAATGACCCATTATTATGTCACGGATGTACGGATCGATTCCACAGAGGCGGCAACGGGTCGCAAAATGGTGACGGGTGTCGTGCGGAGTATGCCCCGGAAGGATGTCACGGAAGTGCTTGTCGTACCGCTTATAAATCACATTCTTTCCGTTGTCATCCACGAAAAGCCGTGTAGCACTTAATTTGCCACTTTTCGCCGCGTTTCTCTCTACAATAGGTAAAATATCCGCGCACAACGGAACGCGCCGATTTCTGCCGTTTTCCGTCTTCATGCCGCCTATCGCAATCCCGTCACGGATGTTGGCGAGTTCGATCTCGCATATCTCTGTCGGACGGAATCCGGTTGCCATTCCGAACAGAGCCATATCCGCGAACAGGCGGTTGTATCCCGTGACAGAACGGAGTCTGTCCGCTTCAGACGGACGGATCGGTTTTCTTTCCATTCTCGTCTCCGTGTCCGGGTGGAAGTCCACGACCCGTGAGTAGTCCCGGTCGGTTATGTCATAACGGATCGCCCATCGGTACATTCCGCCGAGAAGGTTCTTGAACACGACCTTCATCGTCCTCGCCTGGTGCTGCGCGGCCGCCTCAAGGTCTGCCGTTTTCAGTTCGGCGAAATCACGGTCGTATAACATCGGCACGGCGGAGTATGCCGCACGGTATGTGTCAGCCGTGTCCTTCGTGATCGTTTCATATTTCTCTTTCGACCATCGTTCGTACACTTCGCTGAAGCGCATCCTGTCCGGAATGAAGCCTTTCTCGTTCGCCGCGGCAAGTGCCTGGAGTGCTTCTTTCTTTGTGGCGAATGTTCCTAGAGACTCATATACCGGTGTCGCTTTCCCATTCTCTTCATTGTACCGCCATTCGCGGAATATCTTCGCCATGTACGGCTTCCGCCTCTTTCCGGACAGTTTGCTGACAGTTCCGTATCTGTTAGGTAGCCTCATCCTCTGTTCCTTTCAAGTAGCGCGCGTAAGTAAGAAGCATCCGCTTGTGGTCTTGCGACATGTCCTTCATTATCTCAATCACATCTCCCTCAAGCCCCGGTTCTCCGAGCAAAACCATAGGGTCTACACCGAACGCTTTTGCGAACACGACAACCTTGTCCGTGTCAACATCCCTTTCGCATTTCTCAATTCTGGCTATAGCTGAACGGTGGCTGTATCCGCATACGGAAGCCAGATATTCCTGCGTCCATCCCCTTGCGATCCGCATCTCTTTTATTGTTTCCCCAATCATACAAATCTCCTTTCGCTTCATTATTATATGCGAGGAAAAGATAAAAGTATACACTTTTACGAAAAAAAACATAAAAAATAATAAAAAAATCTGTTGACAATTAGCACACACGATGTTATATTGGAGTTGTTCACCGAAAGGGAACAATTTGTACGGAAAGGAGAGGCTATGGAAAAGCAGAAGGAAATGCTTCGCGCCGCCATCCGTGATTCCGGATTGAAGATCGGCTTCATAATCCGTTCTGCAGGAATCACTACGGGTATCTGGTACAAGAGACTCCGTGATTGGAAGTGGCTGTCAGAAGAAGTGACGGCGTTGAGCCGTGTTCTTCATTTGACATCCCGGCAGACCAGAGACATATTTTTTTGAATGCCTGTTGCCGAATGGTGAACAATGACGGTTGCGGAAGCGGCAGAGAAGCTCGGGTGGAGCAGACAGTATGTGAGACGGAAGTGTCAGGACGGCACTATCGGTACGGAAATCCACGGCAAGTACCGCCACACATACAAAGTGAACGAACAGGCGGTCAAGAAGTGGCTGCCGGAAGAACGAAAGGAGACGAAATGTTAGGTTTAGGTTGGGGTGATCTTTTTATTACCGCGGACAAGGAACAGGCAAACTTCCTCATCGAGCGCGGAAACTATGGTGTCGCTACGGAGAACAAGGGTACGGGCATCCTATGGATGTTCTTTGACTCGGCACAACTCCGTGACGACAACGAGGATTGGGTGATGCAATCATGATTAATGGAATGACGAGAGACGAGTACATCACCGCATTGGTAGAGGACGGCTATCCGCTTGAGATTGCGGTCCAGGTTGCTGACGAATCAGAGGAGGAATATCTGAATGGCGAAGCTTTTTGAAATCAATGAACACATCGCGGTTCTCCGCGACTTTAATGTAGACCCGGAAACGGGAGAGATGCTGGACATGTCCGATGAGGACATCGCAGAAATGATCGGCGTTTTACAGTTAGACCGCATCGAGAAGTTAGAGGGATGCGCCGTAATAGCGAAAGAGATGAGAGCGGACGCGGCCGCGTTCAAGGCAGAGGCAGACCGCCTTACAAAGTGTGCAAAGGCCTGTGAGCGCAGAGCGGAGTCGCTTGTGTCTTACATGAAGGAGAACATGGAATACGGCGAGAAGCCGGACACGATGAAGTTCAAGGCTACATGGCGAAGGTCGGTCGTTACCGTTGTTGACGACATCGGTTCTCTTCCGCCGGAGTATCTCCGATACAAAGACCCTGAAGCAGACAAGAAGGCAATCAAGGCGGCAATCGAGGGCGAAGGCGTCACCGTTCCTGGAGCGCATCTGGAAGAGTCCGTCAGCCTTTCGATAAGGTGAGGTGACTTATGGAACAGAATTGGAACATCTTCAAGCGGCTTTCAGCAATCCAGAACGAGCTGACGAGAGTCGCAAAGAATCTCAATGTCGGTGTCGGCGCA